CGCCTTGGAATACGAAAAACAATACGGAAAAGGTTTAGTACAATGAAGCGACGTAAGGATAAAGAGTCTCTGGCTTTACTAGCAGAGCAATTTGGGTATGAGTCCGGACTTGACCTTGTAGTACACCACGCGATGCAGTCCGTAGTACCTGCTATCTGCACTAGCTTGGACTGTGAAGAGTATAGCGCAGAGCTAGAGCCAGACTGTGAGAACGGTTTTTGTGAGTATTGCGGCGAGTCTAGTATGGCTTCATGCATGGTGTTAGCGGGGGTCATATAGTGGAGTCGGTGGTGTTACATTGTAACAATGACAACACGTTAGTAAGTGAACAAGCGTTCAATTCTTTTGTCGTTGTGTGATAATGTAACATTCGAATCAATGTGGGGGTGGAGGGCGAATCGCTCGCCTCGTCAAGTAAAATCTTTTGTCAAGCCCTAGTTTTAACCAATGTGTTGCACAAAGGACACACAACGAATGTAATACTATAACACCGCGACATATTTGCAACAGTTTTACATTATTTTATGCTAGGGGGTTGACATTGGGTCCCCCCTGATCATACACAAACGAATCAGTGGCCTCGGGGTGCCCCACATGAATCCAAAACAAGAAATTACTTTCGTCCCCCACACCATGTTCCAACCAAGGCACTGAAGCAAAGGTGTTGTACAAATGTCACACTATTACAAAAAACGACACAAAACGTAAAACTTTCTTTTGTTGTAAAACAAGGGGTTGTAAAATAGTTGCAAAACAGTGTGTCTAAGATTCTAAAATATATCCCTATAGTATAGTAAGAGAGAGACTACTATAGTATTAACTTAAGTTTTTCCACTATGTAGTATAACCAGTAGAGTATAAAACTTAAGTATATACTTAAGTACACTCCTAGTTGTTGTCTCTACAATCTTCCTACAAGTAACCAAGACGTATGCTTCCAAACATAAGAACAAGAGTAAAGGGTCTTGCTGACATCTTGATAGGATAGAATCTGCGCTACCCACATAAGTACATCTTATTTGTCGTGGTCTGAAAGACAGGAACTTTAGTATGGCTGAGAAGCTACCTTACAGTAAGAACGTAGAGAAACACATCTTGGAGTGTATCCAAGGTGGTATAGCCATACGTCAAATGATAGCTTCAATGCAGCATCTGACTTATGCCCCACGTTCTCTGTCTACCATGTATAAGACGTATGGGTCGTTTATCGAACAAGAACGAGCGAAGATCAATGGTGCTGTTGGGCGTAAGGTCATCGACCAAGCTATGGAAGGTGACTTCAAGTCCCAAGAGTTATTCCTACGTAGTAAGGGTGGTTGGTCACCTACACAGACTAATATTGAAGTCGAACAAGATACTGACCCAGACTTAGACGAGAGTGCAACCGACACACTCATGTCGTTACTAGGAAAGAACACTGATGACCCGACCCCAGAGGAAGATAACGGCTGATACTCTACGTGAGTTACCTGCTGCTAGGGTCAAGGAACTCTTTGATGAGCTAGGGCCACGTAAGGTAGACGAACTAAAGCATGACTGGAACTTCTGGGCTAGGGATAACCAACTTGAGCCTGACGGTAGTGACTGGAACACATGGTTTATTAATGCTGGTCGTGGCTTTGGTAAGACTAGATCAGGCGTTGAGTGGGTACGAGAGAATGTAAAGCGTGGTATCAAGCGTATTGCTGCTGTAGCCTCTACTAACTCAGACATAGAACGTGTTATGATTAAGGGCGAGAGTGGTTTCCTTAGTGTCTGTTGGAAGGGCGATAAGACTTTCGCAGGTAAGAAGCTAGGATTCCCTGACTGGTCACCAACCAAACGTACACTAACGTGGGACAATGGCGCACAAGTACAGTTCTTCTCAGCAGAGGAACCTGAGCGTCTACGTGGTCCTCAGTTTGAGTTAGCTTGGTGTGATGAGACTGCTGCTTGGAACAAAGATATGGACACATGGTCTATGTTACAGTTCTGTATGAGGCTTGGGAAACACCCTCGTATTATGGTCACTACTACACCTAAGCCTACTAAGCTAATACGTCAGATACTCAAAGACCCTAAGACTATAGTTACTACAGGGTCTACCTTTGATAACTCATCTAACCTTGCAGGTACATACTTAACTGCTGTTAAGGAACAGTACGAGGGTACACGGTTAGGTAGACAGGAACTCTACGCTGAAGTGCTAGAGGAAGCTCAAGGCGCACTTTGGACTACGGCTATGTTAGATGATGCCTCAGTTAAACATGAGGATGTACCTGACTTAGCCCGTATTGTCGTTGCACTTGATCCCGCTGTTACATCTAATGCTGAAAGTGATATGACAGGTATTGTCGTTGCAGGTATAGATGTCAACGGTGTTGCTTACGTCTTAGGTGACTACACAGATAGACTGTCTCCCCAAGGGTGGGCTATGAAGGCCATAGAATTATACCACCACCATCAAGCTGACCGTATTGTAGCTGAGGTAAACCAAGGTGGTGACATGGTTAAAACAACCATACACGGTGAAGATGAGACTGTCCCTTATAAAGCTGTACGAGCATCTCGCGGTAAGTTTGCCCGTGCTGAACCCATATCTGCCTTATACGAGCGTGGTCTTGTTAAGCACGTAGCTAATCCCCCTGATGGGGCTACACTAAACGAATTAGAAACACAAATGAGAACATGGGAACCACTAGGGTCGATTGGTTCCCCAGATAGACTTGATGCCCTCGTATGGGCAATTACAGACCTCTCACTCAACGGATACACGAAACCCAAACTGACCCTCGCTTACAGTAGTGTTAAGGGACTTTCACGCTAATAGTAAAGAAGCGATAGATACAATGGTAAAGAAACTCTCAGAGGCGAAAGCTAAAACCACATTAGGTGTAGCTGGTGATAATACGTACAACGGTCAAATCCGTGCTGATGAGTTCCTGCCTGAGCTTCGTGGCAAGAAAGCTATTCGTAAGTATCGTGAGATGCGTGATAACGATAGTACCGTAGGCGCTGTCATGTATTCTGTTGAACAGATACTACGTGACATTGACCTTCACGTAAAACCTGCTGATGACAGTGATGCAGCTAGGGTAGAGAAAGAGTTTGTTGAGAGTGTTCTTGATGACATGGATCACACTCTGGATGACCATATATCGGATGCTCTATCTTATTTGTCGTATGGCTTCGGTTGGTTTGAGGTTATCTACAAGCGTCGTGTTGGTCCTACTGAGCGTTCCCCGAAGAAGAACTCTAAGTACACTGACGGACGTATTGGTGTACGTAAGATTGCATCCCGTGCGCCTTGGACTGTATCGAAGTTTGATGTAGAGCAAAAGACTGGTGATGTCTTAGGCATTGAACAAGAAGTGGGGTTCATGGGTGGTCGTAACTACATTCCCGTCAATAAATCTTTATATTACCGTACTACTAGCCTTAATGGAGACCCCAGTGGTCGTTCTATACTTCGCAATGCTTATACTTCTTACGAGTATCTTAACAACTTACAGTCGATAGAAGCTATTGCAGTAGAGCGTGAACTTGCAGGTATTCCTGTAGCTCGTATTCCTGCTGAGTACCTCTCAGGGGATGCTTCTGCTGCACAGTCAGGCTTCGTACACAACCTACAGCAAGTCCTACGTGACGTTAAGTTCAACGAACAAGGGTACATTATCCTTCCTTCGGATACTTACCCTGATAAAGATGGTGCGCCTAGTAGCACACGTCTAGTTGATGTAGAACTTATGGCATCCAATGGTAAACGTAACATAGACATTAACCCTATCGTTAACCGTTACCAGCATGACATTGCACGTTCTATGCTTTCTGAGTTTCTTCTTCTTGGGACATCTGGTGGTTCCTACGCCTTGTCCAAGTCGAAGACAGACCTGTTCCTCCGTGCGCTTGAAAGTTATATCCAAGCAATCGTCGATGTTCTCAACAAACAGTTGGTCGAGCGTCTTTGGCAGTTGAACGGTCTGAACTATGACATGATGCCAACCATTGAGGCTGGTGATGTCGCTCCACACGATCTGCGTGAGATTTCTTCCTTCCTACGTAACCTCAATGGTGCAGGTATTGACGTTAGTAGTCACCCAGAAGTTATCAGTGACCTTATGGGTATTGCTGAACTAGACTATGACCCAGAGGTGGAACAAGAGACCCCAACTGAGGATCAAGAATAATGGCAACTCTAAACAACAGGGTATTCGACAATGGCCTTACGGTACTAGATACTGAGGCTAACCGAATTGACATCACTTCTCAAGAAGCTGCAAGTTATGCAGAGGCCACTTCTACCTACACTCTAGGTAACTCAACCTCTCTTTCCATTGCTGCCCCTTCTGACAGGTCTGGTGGTGGTCGTGAGGTTGTTGTAGCTGCTGTAGCAGACGCCTCAGTGACAGGCAGTGGTACGGCTACACACTACTCTATAGTTGATACAGGTAACTCTCGTCTACTTGCTACAGGCTCTCTTACGGCAAGCCAAGTAGTTGCCTCTGGAAACACTTTCTCACTAGGATCATTTACTATCGGTATACCTGATCCTGCATAATAAGGGTTATGGGCCATGACCAGCAGGATTCTACAGCAAGATAGTGGGTTAATCCTCACCGAAGCCAGTGAACCTATAATAAACGAGGATTTCATTGGTGTTAATGGTTTCTCTACTGGTAATCCAGTATTACAAACCACCGCAATAACTCAAGACCACGTTACAAACGTAATTTCCATCGTAACTGGTCAGCCCGTAATTTCTACTACGGCTATAAACCAAGCTCAAAGTCTATCTTCCACAAATATTACTACTGGTAACGTCGTTGTCTTACCAACGGCAATCACCCAAGATCATAATGTACAAGCAAGCAGTATAGTCACAACAAACCCTGTTGTCTCTCTTGCTACCCTCACAGAAGAAGAAAACTTTTCTGTCGATAGTATATTAACAGGTAGCCCGACAGTAGGTTCAACAAGCCTTACCCAAGTTAATAACTTACTTGCAGAAAATATAGTAACACAAAGACCTGATGTTGGTAAACCCTTCGACCCTAACGTCGTTATAACAGAGGAAATAGATCAGATGTTTGGTGGATGGCAGAAGCGTACATATGAAGTCCCAGACGGACGACTTGTACAGGCTGAACGAGAGATACAGGCTTCTACAGGTGATTTAGTCTCTATCGACCGCAAGGCTAAGTCTTTACTCAAGTTTGGTCGTTCTGCCCAGCTTTCTACCTCTGGCTTACAGACAGTCTGGACCGTTGGTGGAAACGAAACCTACGTTTCAACTAACTCTATCTCTCGTATATCCTCATCATCTGCATCAGACACAGAAGTTATTAGGGTAGAAGGTCACACAGTATCAGACGGAAAATTTACTTTTGTCGTACAGAATGTAACCCTCAGTGGACAGACTAAGGTAACACTAGATACAGCCCTCGCAAGAGTATCAAGAATTAGTAATGGTGGTGGTACAGAGTTAGTTGGTCGTGTGGTTGTGTATGAGGATACAACAATATCTGGCGGCATACCTTCAGACGCCACTAAGATACACATTGATATTCCTCTGGGCTTCCAACAGTCTCTAAAGTCTGCAACCACGTTCAGCAATCAAGACTACTACGTTATGACAGGGTTCTATGGCTCAGTCAGTGCTAAAACATCAGCAGCCGTAGATTTCTACGTTGAGATAAGAGAACCTAATGGTGTATTCCTACCAATGGCTTGTTTTACTGCATCTTCCACTGGTGGAAACTCAGACATAAGCCTTGATCCAGCAATTATCGCCCCCAAGAACTCAGACCTGCGTATTCGTTGTGAGACACAAGACAACAACGCAATAGTGTTTGGCATCTTCAAGGGCTACTTAGCGAAAGTATTATAATGTCAAAGACTGGCCTCAAAAACAAGATGGAAGCCCACAACAAGAAGTCTAAGCATAAGGTAACTATGCGGATGCTTCAAGCGGTCTATGATCGTGGTATTGGTGCTTACAAGACTAACCCTGCAAGCGTTCGTCCTAATGTAAAGTCACCTGAGCAATGGGCTATGGCCCGTGTCAACAGCTTTCTCAAGATCGTAAGCGGTTCTAAGTCGGCTAATCACGATAAAGACCTTCTGCCCTCTGCACATCCATCC